TCCATTTAGACTCAATCCAGCGCACCAGACCCATGTTCATCCTCGACGGCCAGCCACTTGCCCCTGACGTGCCCTTTAAGCACGCCGGCATCCAGTACCCCGCCAACTGGCTGCGTCTGAGCAGCCAGAAAGAACGTCTGGCGATTGGTATCACAGAGGTCCCCGACCCCCAACCGTACGACCAGCGGTTCTATTGGGGATATAACGACAAGGGCAAACTGATCCCTAAGGACCATACCCAACTGGTGGAGCAGTGGACGCAGCAGACCCGCACCACCGCCAACACGCTGCTGGCTCCTACGGACTGGATCATTATCCGCGAGGCTGACAACGGCAAGGTGGCGGATCCAGCGCTAAAGACCTGGCGTGAAGAAATTCGTCTAGCCGCCGGCAGCAAGATCTACGAAATCGGACAAACTGCCGATACCGAGGCTTTGGCGGCATACATTGCTGGCGCAGACTATCCAGCTTGGCCAGTTGACCCTTACGCTCCTGTTCCTGCTGAGCCTGTATCTGCTGATGATGTGGAGCCTGCTGGCGATAGCGAAGAGGAGTGATGGCGGTTAAATCCAAAACTGGCACTGCTCGCGTCCAGCACGTCCCAGGCAAACCCAAACGCACTCGCCAAGGTCAAGGCCAGAACAGCCTGCCTAATCACGGCAGAAAAAAGACTCGCGGCCAAGGGCGTTAAACTACAAATAGATTCCTAGGCACAGGTGGCCCAAACCCCGTCGGACACTAGTTTTTGGCGGGGCGTCAAACAAGAAGCCGCTGCCGGCCTCGTTGTACTTCTTGCCGGTGGCGCTATTACCGGCATCGGCTACCTCGTTTACACCGTTCCATCCCAACTGGAGCGTGTAATTCAAAATCAAGAACAGTTCAAAGCCCGCGTTGGTGAACTGGAAGACACCGTTAAAGATCACGACGTTCGTATCATCAAACTAGAGCTGCGCCGCTGATGTCCGTTATTCACGCCACCGACTACGGCGACGGTTACCGACTGGATCAACTCATCGGCGACTCCGGCGACATCTACTACCGCGCCTGCAAAGACAGCGTGTGCCGCTACGCCGAGGACCACTACATCGCCATGATGTACCTCGAAGGCATGGGCTGGGACCCTAAGCAACAAGGCCCCCAGTAATCCAATAAATAATCTGATCCTCCCGCTCCTCCGTCCAAAACGGCTGGCGCCTGTACCACTCAATCCAATCTTCCGACGACTTAGAAATATTGCACGCAAAACAGCAGGCCACCAAATTCTGCTGGTGCGTTAAGCCTCCCTTCATTTTTGGATGCACGTGATCCAGCGTGGCCGCCCGCCCAAGACCATCCCCGCAATACGCACAGCAGTTATCCCAGTCACTCAGGATTCCTTGCCTAAACCTTAATTTCGCCTCTTTTTTGTTTAAGTATTCGCCATCCTCGATGCGATGGTCCATACCCAGCAGTGGCTACTGGAACGGTAGCGGTAGAAACTATTACGTGCTCTGGACCTCTTCTCTAGTACAGCTAAACTTCAGTGGACCTACTGATTTCTCATGGACGACAAGACCATTGCGGTCATCGCCGTCATCGTTGCCGCCGGCAGCGAACTGATCGGCATGAGCAAGCTGAAATCCAATAGCTGGATCCAGCTGATCCTCCAGGCACTGCGCCTGACATTTCCCAAGCGCCGCTGATACCCCTGAGGGCCTTGTTATGGCAACCAACAAGATCCGCCTAGGCGATTTGTTCCGGTACTACAAGGCCCTCCCTCACCAGATGGCGGCCATCACCGAGCTGGAACTCGCCATCAACAAAGCCAATCCCAACATTCTCGGCCGCGACCAAGGCTGGTTCAAAACCTGGAGCGTTGCTGGTAAACAGACCAACTTTCCCAACACATGGGAAGGCGTACTAGAAGCTGCCCGAGTTGCGGGCGCAAAATTTCCAGAACTTGTTGCCGCCCAATGGGCACTGGAATCTTCCTACGGAAAACTGGTTTCAGGCCGCAACAACTTTTTTGGTCTGAAAGGTTCGGGCAGCGATACCAAGACCCAGGAGTTCATCAATAACCAGTGGGTCACGATCACCGACAGCTTCATCGACTTTCCCGACCTGCTGTCCTGCGTCATCTACCTTGTCGACCACTGGTACAAAGACTTCAAAACCTACAAAGGCTGCAACAACGCCAGCACCCGCGAAGAGGCTGCCAAGTGGCTGGTGCGCGAAGGGTATGCCACCGATCCCAACTACGCCGGCAAGCTGATCGAGCTGATGACCCAGCACGCCGGGACTAAACCGCTCGTAAAGCCGAAAGAAAAAGTCCTAAAAGTCGCCTACGAATACCAGCTGGGACCTGACGACGGCGCCACCGGCTACCGACAGTGCTTCAGTTCCAGCTGTGCGATGGTGGCCCGCTACTACGGCAAGATCTCGGGCGACTACGAGTACAACAAACTCCGCGCCCGTTTCGGCGACACCACCGATCCCAAAGCCCAAATCGCCGCCCTCAAAGCCCTGGGATTAACCGCCATCTTCGAGATGGACGGCACAGTTGAGGACCTAGAAAACGAAATCAGCAACGGCCACCCCGTTCCCGTCGGCTGGCTCCACAAAGGACCAGTCAGCAATCCATCGGGAACCGGCCACTGGAGCGTCGTTGTCGGTTTCACCCCCACCCACTTCATCCATAACGACCCCTACGGCGAGGCCAACCTGGTCAACGGCGGCTATGTCAGCCACAAGGGTGGGGCGGGTGTCGCCTACTCCCGCAAAAACTGGCTGCCTCGCTGGCTCATCGAGGGTGACGACACCGGCTGGTTCCTTAAAGTCCGCCCTAGATGACCATGCGACCCATCGAACACACCACCGAATCCAGCTTCCACAAAGCCGCCACCGACCAGTGGTTGATCGAGCGCTTCAATTCCGGCGACTACCGTGGCCTCCTCGAAGCGGCCCTCATCCTGAACACGCTCCACCAGCTGGAGCAAACAAAAGCCCGGTGGGCAATCCGCGAAGCCGCAGAAAACCTCACCGAGCAATTTGGCCTAGACCGCGACTCGGCCTAAATACTGCTGGTACAACCCGGTATACAGGCAGTGCATCGGATGCTCAGGATTATCCCGGCCATCCTGCACATACAACTGTTCCAGAAAATCCACCCGCGCTTGATCCGCACCGGTGCGTCTCCAGGCATCTTGTGCCCAGTCAGGGATTGTCACGTTTTTTCTCCACGAGTCTGAGACGCCGACGCTCGGCTTCCCGAGGTCCGACATTTGACCGCGCCAGCCTAGGCTTTGGCGCCGGTGCCGAGGGAATCTCCACCACACAATTCGGGTAACGATTCCTTGCGAACTGGATCGCCTGGTTTACCGACTCCGCCCGCACCAAATCCCGCATGGCGCCTTGACCCGGCAGCCAAATCTTCAACTCGTACAGCTTCGACCGCTCCGAGCTGGTGCGCGACACCCCTTCACCGAGATTGCGGTTGGGATCTTGATTCTGCTGGAAGGGAACTATTTCCATGACTTGGGGTAGGCGGGTTCTTCAACGCTGTGTACAGCAACAATGCTGTCAACGCAGTTAGCAACAACTCTCGCCGCAGCGACAGCTTTTTCGTAGGTGACCCAGCTGGAGGCATCCTCCTTGGTCGCCGTAAAACCGATTCCATTCCCTGGTCCGTAGACCGCTGTGACCCAGCGATCCCCGGCCATAACCACATAGCGAGTCATCAGAAAAATTGAATTACTGTGTAAGACTAATAGATTTTATCGCAACCACCCAGACTATGAAGACACTTAACTAAGTCTCATGCGTCCGATTTTGGTTTCGGTTGTTCTTGCCTGGAGCGCATCCTTCCCTCCACCCGCTTTTTCACCGACTCACGCCACAGTTCTTCATCTGCAACCTCGGCCGCCTTGTAGGAAGTCGGTAACGCCGTCTCCAACGCCGTATAAACCATTTCCCGCAGAAGCGCCGTCACTTTTTTACCTTCCACAACCGCAAGATTTTCCGCCAACTTGTACCGATGCGGGTCCAGCAGCAACTGGCAGTACAGCTTCGATCCGTGCTTCAGCGGCATGGTGCATCGTCTAGTCTCACACACAATAGCACAATGAGACACACTACACCTACCACCGAATATCCTCATCCACTTTTTTCCGCCACGCATTGGATTGCGCCCGCCTCGCCCCACCCCTCTGCTTGGAGCACCCTGCCCTAATCCCTCGCGCCCACTCCAAAAAGTTCGCCGCCCGCTGCAAATCCGCAGTCTTCGCCAGCCGAATCTCCCGCTGGAGCCACTCCATCACAAGCTGCCTTCCCGTGCGGGCTGGACTCATAAGAACAACTCTGAGACACGCAAGATTGACTGAACCATGCAGCCCGGATAGCGTTCGCGAGCTATCTGGTGCGCCTGAAAAGCATCCGGCGCTACGACAAAAACATCGAGCATCGGGCCATGAAGGACATACATCCTGACCCGATACTCATAGTCACTACTTCGCCTCAAGCCAGCTGTCTCCGACATGGGCCTCAGCTAACGCTGGAACGTCACCTAACCACTCTGCCTCGGCCTCTTCCATCTGGCGCTGCAGGATACCTGCCCAGTCAGCGGCCACCTCAGTACGGGCCATAAGGATGATTTCGTCATGCACAACGCCAGATAATTTCACCTGATCTTCACCAGCTTCGTACAGCAGTGGCCAGAGTTTGCCCAAGGTCCGCTTGAGAACCGCTGCGCCAGCAGCCTGGATCGGCGTATTGCAACGTGTCGTGAGTTTGTTGTGCTCGCCCGGAAGAAACCGCCTGAGGTTCGAAACACGCACCCGGACCTCAGGAGCATCCGAAGCCTTATCAGCCTCTGCAGCAGCTCGACGCTGCCAGTTGCTGATGCCCTTGTAAGCAGCGTGGAATTTTTGCCTGACTTCCGATGCTTCATCCAAATCCATTTCGATACCCGTACCAGCGGCGTACTGGCGCAAGCCCTTAGCTCCCGATCCATACAAAAGTCCAAAATTGGCCGACTTGGCGATCTGACGCTGCTCCTTGGTAACGGCCTCCTCGGGCACGTCGTAGATCTCCATCGCAGTCAGCGTATGCAGGTCCAGCCCCTCCTGGAACGCTCGAATCATTAGTTCATCCTGTGCTTCTGCCGCCGCCAACCGCAGCTCCATCTGCGCAAAATCCGCCACAACTATCTTCCAGCCAGCAGGAGCTTGCACACAAATTCGAAAACGCGGATCCCTAGGAACCTGTTGCAAATTCGGATTCCTACAACTCATCCGAAAAGTATCCGCCCCCGCCTGCATATAGCTGGCACGAATAAAACCATCCGGCTCCAAGTGATCCAACAGCGTCTGCACCATCTGCCGTCGTTTTTCAACCTTTTTCCACTTTAGATACGTACGAATAACCTCATGATCTGGAGCATATTGCTGCATAGTTACACGATCAACACTGGCCTTTCCAGTCTTTTCACTCACAGGCTCTTTACCCAATATCACCGTAAACTTCTGCCGCAGTTGCATTGGAGCATTGATATTAAAGCCTGCCTGCTTTTTAGTACCGAGTCGTATATGCCCCTCGGCCTTTGCTCTCAGATTGAAGCTGCCATCAGGATCCCGAGGCAGTTTGTGTTGCTCAGGCAACGCATTATCCAACTCCGTAATAAACCGATCCCCTAACTCCGTCTGCTCATCCGCTAAATCCTGCTGGAGCTGGAGCAACAAGTCTTTATCAAAAGGCAAGCCATTCCTCCACAAAGAGGCCATTGCCGGAAGAGCATCACACTCAATAAACCACGCAAGCGAAAGCATCCCCTTCGACATACGCTGCCGAATTGGGTTATACAGCTCCAATAACACCAGTACATCCTTTGCCCCGTACACAAGTTGCTCTTGACTCAGCTCCCCGGACCAATCACTCCTCTGCTGTTCTTTGCTCAGTTCTTTACCCAAATACCGCTTGACAAGCGCCTGGAGCGTATGGGGATGTTTAGGCAAGATTTTGCCATTAGTAAGTACCCGACTAGCCAACAACGTGCACAACGTTTTGCCCACGGGATAAATATTGTGAGCCTGAAGCCAGCCAAGATCGAAGACAGCGTTGTGCGCCATCCACTGCCTTGACTGGCCGAAAAACTCCTGCAACTGAGTCCAGCCAATCTCATCTAGGTCCCAGCAGTCAATGACCACAGGAGGCCGCTCAAAGGTAGCGAGCTGCAGGAGCCGCATCTTGCCTTCTTCTGGCTGGAGCTGGGTCGTCTCGCAGTCAAACGCGATGAGCTTTGCATCGCGCAGAGTGACAAGATGCTCGATGCCAAAAAGGAAATCCATGCCAAGTTAGGCGTGTGCTGTACTACTCTAACACGCCATCAAGCTCTTTGGCCGCACACAGCTCAGCCAGTTCGGTCCCAGCCTCAGGAATCCCCAGCGTGCAACGACGATACCAATGCACACAGGTCCGACACTCTCCGCCATCCGGCAAGGGCTGGTACTTTTTCAGCAAATGCTGCAGCCGCAACTCCTGCTTCCCAGCATCGCTGGAGCGATAGCACTTGAAGCAGTAAACGGCGTTAGTGGTGATGCTGCCGCACTGGATGCAGCGGCGACTGTTGATTGGAACTTGCATCAGAAAAAACGAACACGTAAAAATCCTGGTAGGCGCTTTAACACGCCAGTTCTTGTGTGCTGAGCCGCCCCATCGGGCAACTCAACTTCGACCGTAAAAACCTTGTGCCCACATTTCGGACATTTCCGCTGGCGCAGAATCGACTCCGCCGTATCCCGGCAAGTGCGATCCACATCCATCCGTTTGAAATCACACTTGGCGCACCGCATTACGCCACTTCCTGTTTTTCACAATGGCCCAAGCGTGCTGGTACGAAATCCCGTACACCTTGGCCAACTCCGAAATCGGCGTGCCAGAGGCATAACGATCACGCAAATCCAGCGCATTTTGCGGCGTCAACACCGCCGAACCCGGAATCGAACCTTCCTGGAACGAGGTCTTTGTCGGCGGTCTCTTTCTCACAGATTGATGTTCGCCCACGTGATCAGCTCTTTTCGGTTGAATGGTCCTACGGGCTCATCGTCCGGCAACTGTATGGTGTAAGTCGGCATCGCGTGGGGCTGCTTATCAACCCAACCACCTTTGCGCCTAACGGCGTAAGTTACCAATTTGATGGTGCGGAATCGAGTCGGCATCACTGCCTATAAGCCTCCGTTGCAAGAGTGTTAATCAACCGGTTCAAATACCACCGGCACTTTTCGGCATCTTCCAGCGGGTCCTTTTTCAGCCACATCCGGCTGAGATACTTCAAGCACTGCCACTGGAGCGAGCCAACCACAGCATCAGGCGCATGTTGCACCCAATCCTCCAGCACATCAATAACCTCAATTTTTCCGGCGGTGTAATGCCGTGGGTGATTTACAGATTCGGTCATCCTTTGGATTGCTGAACAGCGGTGTCGCCGTAATAACGGCCTGTTTTTGAATAGTCTTTGCTCGGAAGCATGGTCAGTGTGTGGAACACGATCTGCCCAATTCGCATCCCAGGCCACAGAGGAACTGCGTGCATGGAACGTGCATTTTGCAGTTCCAATGTGAGGCGGCCTGCGTAACCGGGATCGACATAACCCGCAAGCAGGTGCTCGATCCCTTCACGCGCACGGCTGGATTTGAGAGCCAGCTGCCCGGCAATAGAGTCAGGCAGCCGGAACTCCTCCAACGTCTCCGCCAGCACGAACTCATGCGGCTGGAGCAAGAACGGTTCTTCCTGCGTATGCCCAGCAATAGAGCGATGGACTAAGTGGTAGGTCAACGGCGACTCCACCAACAGGTTCTCGCCCAGTCTCACATCGAGACTCGCTGGATTCACCAGCTCCGCCTCAAACGGCGTCACCAGTCCTTGGCGCACCAAGGCATGAATGTCTACGTCAGAAAGAACCGCCACAATCAGCCAGCCACCTGTTGGAGCGACACGTGCTTCCACGTCTTGCCGGTCTTGATGCAGTTGATGGTTGTCACATGAACCCCGTACTGCCGGGCAATCGCAGTCGCACTAGTACCAGCAGCCAACTGGCGCTTGATGTCCAACGCTTTTTTGGCGTCCAACACCTGCACCCCACGCCGCCCTTTGGGCTTGGACCCGCGAGTCTTAACTTGAGACTTCGACTCGTGAATAGCCACTGTCCGGACAGCCTTGTCGGCAACGGACGCCACAGCCGGCTTGGTCAGATCCAGCTCAATGTGCTGGCACGCATTGATAGCCACGAAGGCTTGCTCCAGTGCAGTGGTGATCTGCTGGAACTGGTGGTCAGAAAGGATGTGCATGTTCATTGGGAAGAACGGGTTGAAGTGTAGTACAGAAAAGCCCTAATGGAGGGCTGTACCGATGTAGAGGATGCCAATGGCCACAGCAGTAAAAACGCATACGGCCAGCGTGAAGACGGTCATCGGTTCTTGAGTGCGATTTCGATGGCGGCCTGAAAGTAGCTGGCAGTCTTCATGCGGCGATACCAAGTGCTGGCATCCTCACACTGCGGGTCCTCAAACGACCTGTGGTAGTTCTGTGCCTCCTTAAACGCTGCCAGAGTCTCGATGTTGAGAATCTCCAGGTCACGCATCGGCATGTCCTTGACCGCATCGAGATAGACGGTCTTGCACAGCATGAACGAGCGATAGAAAGGCTGGTACTGGGTGTCAGTCATGCGAAAAAACGGGGATCTTGATGCCTAACCGAAACAAGACACGAGAGACGCAGTTTGAGAATCTCGTAGATGGCCAGTTCGGCAAGGCGGGTGGAGCAGATCGTGTCGCTGGTGGCGAACACGTAGATAAGGTGGCGATAGAGCTGAGTCAAGGTTTGAATCTTGACCCAGTGGGTATCGCCGGGTATGGGTTCTAGCCCAAATTCCCAGTCGTCGTAGTCGTCCTGGTTGCGAAGCTCGCGGGCTTCACTCGTCCCAATCAGACGTGTCGAGTGGGGCCCAGTCGTCGATTCGCTCGGAGAGGAGTTTGCGGAGTCCTTCATCGCTGGCAGGAATCAGATCCTCTTCGTGAAGGTCGAAGGAGCCTCGGCACAAGGCAGGCCCCCACTCTGGTGGATCAAGGTGCGTCTGCGAGTGGACCACAACCATGCCGTCAACAAGGGCATCGACCCAAAGACGAGTACCGCCATCTTCAAACCACAGATCCTCAATTTCCAGCACCTGGCTCATTTGGCCTCCTGTGCAGTTTGGCGGGCCTCGATCCCATCCATCCACAGGTCCCAGCTCATCTTCAAAAACTGTTCGAGGTCTTGAAGCTGCTGGAGCTGGCGGATGTCGTAGGTCGGGTCAACACCGAGCTTTTCCATCTCGGTGATTTTTTCCTGGAGGTGAATCGCGGACCAATGGACGGCAAAGTACCACGGGCTGAGTTTGGTGTTCTCGATCTTGGTGTGCAAAAGGTCTTCCATGTTAATCAGTAATAAAAAGCACGCCGTTGCGGGCGTGCCCTTAATGTTGCACAGAGCCAGCTGAGCGTCCAGCCGGCCTGTTGCAATTTGTAATGTGGCCACCTAGCTAAGTCGGCACCCCAAGCTCCTCCGGCTGGTACTGGGTCAGCACACAGACGTCAGCGCCTTGCTTGAGGGCCGTTCCAACGATGTAGTGGAACTGCGCGTTGGCATCGGGGCATTCCTCGATCTGGTACTCCTCGACCTCGTACGCCCGGCCCCTTCGATACCACTGCACGCGCACCACGGCCAGCAGATCGAAGGGGATGTCACCAACGGTGTATCCCAAGGTGGGCTTCCTGGGGCGCTTCGGCTGGGGCGGTTCAGGTTTAGCCACGGGTTCTCTCCAGATCAGCCAGGCGGCAACCCGCACAAGCCCTAGGAAAAAGTTAGGTGGACGTTGCATGGGCTGCTCTCCTGTAACTACAAGGCCTGGTACACGCCTCAACAAGTTCAGCTTCTGTTGGCTCGGCAATACCTGTACCGACACTTTTCTGAACTTTTTTAGGTCTACCACCGAAATACTGCGTGGTAGTTACCAGCCTCCAGTCACTGACTTTTTCCACCCAAGTCATAAACCGATCTTCCTCGGTTTGAGGGTAAAAAGACCGGAGACCTTCCTTAGTGTAGTAGATCACGCCAAACGTTCCCAGGCGGCCTTCTCAAGCGCGTCCAACTCATCGCTGGTGCGTTCGTCCCCTTGGGGGGTTACAGAAAATGTGTCCCCCCTGGCAGAACCCGCATCAGAACAGGTGGTCTCAGGGGGACACGTGTTTTGGTGTCCCCCTAAATCCACGCCGGTCTCACTGGACTCGTCCACGGCCTCCTCCAGTCCCGCTCCAGCTTCCGAAATTAGGGGGGACACGTGTTTGGGGTGTCCCCCTAATTTTTCCAGTCCAGCACTGGATTCTTCTATGGGGGGACACACATTCCCACACATATCACGCGAGAGCAAAGCGAAGTACCTCTTGACGCTGGAGCCGGATCTTTTACCGCTCGGTTCCTCTGTACTACAAATCAGTCCACGAGCCTCCAGACGCTGGAGCGCCTTCTTAATCCCGTTGACGCTCCCGCCACAGATCGGATCCGCATTCAGCTCCGTCCGGGTACGTCCCTCACCGTTCTTGGCCGCCGACCTCAGACGCTGGAGCACCCGGTCCACGATCGACGCTGGCGTGGCGCTCTCCGTGCCCACCTCCACGAAGTCCTTCAGCTCGAACGTCAGGTCGTCGCGCATCTTCAACAGCAGCCGACTGCCCCCACGCCCCGCACGGCTCTTCTCCACCGTGATGAGGCGACTGGAGAACCCCACACGCTCAATCTCCTTTTCAGAGGGCTTCCTGAGGCTCCAGACCTCGTCTACGGCGTCCCTGATGGCCGTCGTCCCCCTGAACCCCCCACTCTTGTTGCTGTGGTGGATCAGCAGGATCGTGCACGCCGGGAACAGCCTCCCGTTGTTGTTCGCCAGCCAGTAGATCGGACTTGCAAACTCCTTCCGGTTTTCGTCGAACGCCGAACCCCGGCTACACCCCGTGATCGAGTCGATAATCACCAGCTTCGGCTGGTGCTTCTGGATCAGCTTCACGAATCGCAGATACCAGTTCAGATCCCACCCCATCACGATCTGAATCGGATCCTGGTGCCCCAACTCCAAGTCCTGCATCTGCTGCTTGACCTGCACCTCAGACTGATCCCCATTCAGGATCAGCACCTTCCCCTGCATGACTGGGACGAGATCCCCACGCACCGAGAACGGCAACCCCCGGGCAACGTGCTTGGCCAACGTCCAAGCCGCCATCGACTTCCCATCACCCCCAGCGCCGTGGATCATCACGACCCCCGGCATCGGCAGCAGATCCGGAATCAGGTAGTTCAGCTCCATCTCCTTGTCCAGCAACGCACCAATCGCCATATCGTCGTCCCGCTGCTCGTACTGGATCTGACTGATCAGCAGCCTCTCAAGCGCCCCAGCGTCCCGATAGCCCGCCTCCAGCGCCAACGCATTCATCCTGTGCGCCATCTCCGCCGGGTTATCCAGCGTCTGAATCTCCTTGGCGCGGGCAATCACCTCGCTGTAACTCAGCGTGACTTGCCGAATCCTGGTCACATTGTCGGACTCAGCATCTGCCACAACCTTCCGCAAGTCTTCCGAAAGCCAAAGCCGGCCAGGAAGTTGCTGATCCGCCAACCAGAACAGCGACCCAAGACTCACCGCCCCCTTCCGAAAGCTCTTCCACACCTCCTCACACGGATTGGAGCCCGTCCACTCATCCGCAAACTCCGGGTCCTCCGCCGACCACGCCGACCACAACTCCAACCCCTTTTCGTCGGGCAACTCCGAGTGGATCGCCATCCCAACCTTGATCCAATGATCCCGACTCCCAGCCCCTTGCCCCGGAATCACCTTCAAAGCCGACTGCACAATCTCAGCCACTTCAGCTGGATCTCGGTCTGAGAAATCCAGCGCCTTCCGGTTCTTGATGAAGCCGCCATCCTGGACCTCACGCCCAGCGGCATCCTTCATCTCAGCCACCAACCACTCAGGAGCCTCCGGAATCGCCTCCAGATCCCCCTCAAACCCATACTCACCAGCTGGAGCCTTTCCATCACTGGAGCCCGGATACGCCCCGTAGATGACCCCCTGACGGCCCCAGAGGACCTCGTAGCCCGCTCCGGTATCCGACAGTCCAAAACCCTTTACAACGCCCCACAGAGCCTCTGGGACGCGAAACAGGTACTTCGCAGCATTGGACTTAGTGGACTCAACCTTGGGCGCCCCGTCCAAACTGGACTCCCATTTCCGCTTGAGCCTCGCAAGATTTCGATCCACATCCAGGATCACCAAACCCCCGCTGCGGGGTCCGGTAAACGCGCCAACAGCCTTGAAAACCTCCGGCTTCCGCTCGATCTGAAGCGCCACGTCCGCCGGCGTCATCACCTGATGGTGACTGCGTTCCAGCGGCGTCTTGCCCTTCGAGATCTTTCCGGACTGGATCGCCGCACCACTGCGATAAATCGGCGCATAAGCGATCCCAGCAGGCAACTGGCGCACAAAAGCCAGCAGATCCTGCGTCTCACTCTTAGACATGTTAGAGTCTCACACGAGAATGACTATCTGCGCCCCGGCGGTTCCCACCACTGGGGCGTTTTCGTAGCCTACCCAGATCGTCAAGAACGTGTTACTGTGTTAGAGCAGCCGACAAAACGGTGAGCAGCACCCTACAACACCACAACCATGGGATTCCTTTCCAAGCAAGCCTCCACCAGCCTGAACAGCAAGTCCAGCAGTGGCGGCGGTTATCTCAAAATCATCGACAAGAGCGAAGTCCGTTTCACCATCCTCGAACAGCACCCCCTGGAGTTCTATGAGGTCTGGGCAACCAATCCCGACAACAAAGACGAGCGCCGCACCCTCCGCTGGGACTACCAGCCCACTGCCGAAGATGTAGCCGCTGATCTAGGCGACTGGGTCGCCGACGAGAAGTACGACCAACCCGGCACCCAAAACGTCAAGTTCACGCTGGCGTGCCCGGTCTTCAACTACGCCACTAATACTGTACAAGTCTATTCGTTCAATCAAACCACCGTAATGCGGGAGATTGATGCCATCAGCCAGATGGAAGATTTCGACAAAGACATCACCACGGTGGATCTTGTCGTCGCTTACGACAAAAGCAATCCTCCTGCACTGATGTACACAGTCCGCCCCGTCCCCAAGAAAAAGGGCACTGAGGCCATGGTCGCCGCAGCCTGGATCGAAGCCAAAGAAAACGGCTTTGACATCAGCCGCCTCATCACCGGCGGCAACCCTTTCAAGCCGGCCTGATCTAACCCCTCAGAGATTCGAGCCTCACCATTGCGTGGGGCTTTTTTACTGGTATTATCAGATTGGGAAAGAGTATTCATCAAGCCTCCATGCAAGACACCCTGGCTGGGTTAAGACGTTGGAGACTGGAGCAAGACAATAGTGGACCTTTCCGCGTCTACAGAGACACCCGCGGTAACGTCTACCACAGTGTTACACACATCCTGAAAGAAACCAGCGACAAGACCGGACTGGAGCGCTGGGAAGCCCGCCTAGGTCCTATCGAGGCTGCAGCACAACGCAACATTGCCGCCACCAGAGGCAACCAAGCCCACTCACAGGCCGAATACCTCCTCAAAACCGCCCAACAGCTGGCGCGATCCTGTGCCAACCGCCGAAACGCCATCCGCTTCGACGACAACGGACTGGCGCGCATCCCCGCCCCCATCACCAAGTGGGCACTAGAGAAAGTCCACCCCAACGTCCCCAAAGTCGGCTGGAGCGCCTCAGGTTACGCCCGCGGCCTCTCCGACTGGATCGTCGCTAACACCACAGAAATTTTCGCCTCCGAATTCTCCATTCACCATCCCGCCGGCTTCGCTGGAACCTGCGACGCCCTCATCGGCATGAAGAACAACGAGCTGGTGCTAGCAGACTGGAAAACCAGCGTGAAACGCAAAACCGACGCCCACGACCGCCTCCCAAACGGCCATTCATACATCGACCAGTGTGGCGCCTATTCACTGGGACTCAAGCATCTCACCGGCCTCCAACCCACTGGAGCAGCCATCGTCCTAGCCCGCCGCTGCGGCGCCCCCAACATCCACACCATGTCGCTCCGCGACCTCAAGGAAGCAGAAGAATCATTCATGACTCGGGTGAAGCAGTACTTCGCAGCTCTCCAAAATCCCATTCATGCAGCATGACGGAAACCCATTCATGCTGGTATCGATCGCTATTCATGGTGAGTCCAGTGAGTCTCATCGCTACGGCACTAATTCTGGCTGGCGCACTCCTCGGGATCGCCGCCCTGTATGAAATGGCGGGCGACACAGAGCCCGACGGTCAGCAGCTGGAGAGCATCGGCAAACGCCGCAGGTTTTGACTGGAGCCCACGGCGTGCGCGTTTTTCTGAAGCCTGTGGAAACTGTGGAAAACCTCAGGCTTCCACGTTCCAAGCCTGCAGCACAGCCTCAGCCGTAACCGTCAGCTGGTGCCGTGCTGCACGCTCCAACACTTCCGCCACTTGCCGCTGCGCGTCCGTCAAGCGTGGAGCATTGGCAGGCTTCACATCGTCCGGACAGACAGCCCCACCACGTGCCAGCTGGAACTGCTCCCACTTTGGAACCAGTCCCCACCAGAACTCGGTGTGTCCCTCCTTGCCGTGCATTTGCTGGAGCGTGGCCAGATCCCGCCAAAACTCCGCGCCAAACTCACGCGGCACAACCTGCGTCGCTGCCATGTAGCGAAGATCCCGAAGCTGACGCTTGCTCAGCCGGAGCGCTTCGCGCTCGGCTTCGCGTGCGTCTTTGGCGAGTTGCTTGCGCTCTCGCGTGGTGGTCCATTCTCCGTTAGCCATGGTGCCTCCGTTAAGGCGTTTTACTCTTGCACAGTACCACAGCACGCAAGCCCCACCACCCACCTTGCAAAGTGTAACAGCACCACGGTCAACAGCTGGGGCGTTTCGTATGGTGTGTGGGTACTGCTCAACGGAGCAACCATGGCCACACAATCGCCCGCGGTCCTTGACCGCTTCGCCTACATCGACGCCGACGAGACTGTAGGACTGCGAGGACTGGAGCTTAAGAAAGCCCGCGAGGCTTGCGAGATCGCCGAACGCGAAGCCCGCCAAGCGCTGCAAAAACTGCCCGCCTTGTTCCTCGCTACCGACCACCTCCAGCGGCAGTGCTGGAACTTTGAGGGGCTGGCCGACGAGGCCGACAAGACGCTTGAATCACTGACTGGCGAGGACTCCGAGTGCTGGTTCCATAACTGGAACAAAGCCCACGAGATTCTCGAAGACCTGACCTTCGAGCAATGCCGCCTAGTCGTCGAGCTTCGCCAGAAAGCTAAGGACGCTGGCGCCAAAGCCTCCGAAGCCTGCGACGAGTGGCTCTACGCTCGCCAACTTGCCGCCAAGCGCTTCGACGAGGAAAACCCAGAGCGCACTGGAACTTGACGCCACGCTTCCGAGCGTGCTACCTTTACACAGTACCGATCAACGGATCGACCCATGGCCACGACCTACACACAGCAACAGCTGGCACAGTTCCCCTGGATCGTCAGCTGTGACACGCTCAAGCCCGAAGACTTGCTCGTCAAGTTCTGGGGCGCTGCTGAGATGGTGGCAGTTCTCGCGGATCGTCCCCAACTGCTCAACGCTGAGACGCTCGCCAGCCTTACAAAG